CTTTTTGATTTATTTTCAGACGTTGCAGAGATGGGCCGCACTGACGATTACGATCCTAAGTGGGATCGTCGCGGCGAGGCAATGAAAGAGTTCAACAGGCAACTTGTGCCAGATTACAAAGGCAAATACTTAGGCGAGAATGATAAGCAATTTGCAGAGAGAGTTGGAAGCAGTGTGTGGGATTTCATTTATTAGGAGGCGCAAATGCCGAACGGATTATTAGATTATTTATTTGGAGACAGACCGAAAGTAGACGCCAGAGTCGGCGGCGTGATTGGAATGCCACCAGCTGGCCCAGACGGTGGAAGCGTCAATGCTCCGCCGCCCGAGATCGATCCTTTTACTTTTGAGTATATGCCTCCAGAGATGTATCAATTCGCTGCCAGACTTCTTGAAGAGGCTGGTGGGAATTTAGTGGATTTCAACACTTATCCTCTCGATATGCGGAAAGATTTGTTTAGGCGTTTCAATGATGACAATCCAAAGGGATTCGCCGCAGATCCTAGAGGGCCAAGAATCTAATGATAGTCATCGATGATTTCGTTTCTGATCCTGTGACTAGAAAGCATCTTCAGTCAGATGAGCCGTGGAAAAAGCAAATGCGGTTTAACTGGAAAGATAGAGATAGCAGGTCAGAAAACGTGTTTGAAGAACTTTGTCATGAAGTTTGGACAAATGTTCATCAACCAGATGATGACGTCAAGAATCATGGATGGGAGTATTGGTCACACATACTCAATCCGCAAGGAATTAACTCAGTCCCGCTTCATATAGATACCGACGGTATCAGCAGCATGGAAATATGGGAAGAAAAGAAGTTAATTGAGGAAGGCGTGACAAAGGCGACTAAGCATGGCTTTATTTATTACTGTCATCAAGAAAAGCCAGACGGTGGACGACTGGAAGTGAAAAATGATGATGGGGAAGTCACGCAAGTTGATCCTATTCCAAATCGTTTGGTGATATTTGATCCATCGAAAGAGCATCAGGTGACTCATGTGACGTCTGGAGAGAGAAGGTCGTTTATGTCTAACCTTTGGCCGGAAACGCCAAGGCATATTGTTAATTGGATTAAATCTAGAGGTTAATATGGCAATCACTAATTACACAAATCTACAGTCGACGATTGCTGACTATCTCAATCGCGATGACCTGACTAGCGTCATTCCTGTATTCATACAGCTGGCCGAGGCACAGATGAATCGAGATATCCGTCATTACGAGATGGAGGCGCGAAGCACAGGTGTTCAGGATGCTGGCGACGAGTACATGCAAGTTCCATCAACATGGCTCGAGAATATCCGAGCGCATGTGCAAGGCGGTGGCACTACGCCACTCGACCTGATCTCGAGGGCTGCTATGGCTGACAAAAGGGCCGGGAAAGAAGATACGAGCGGTCGGCCAGAGTATTACTGCATGGCAGACGGGCAGTTTCAGCTGTATCCAACGCCAGATGCCGAGTACACAGTAGAGCTGCTGTTCTACGAGAAAATCCCAGCTTTAGCAACAAACAGCACAAACTGGTTGCTAGAAGAACATCCAGATGTATATTTATATGGATCGTTGATTCATTCTGCGCCATACTTGGCGGAAGACGAGCGAGCCACGATCTGGACTCAGCTATATGCGGCAGCAGCAAAACGAGTAATTGACTCATCTGAACAGGCAAGAATGTCTGGCTCAGGTTTAACATTAAAAGTAAGAGGACTAGGCTAATGAGCTTTTCAAACTATCTAGAAACAGAATTACTAGATCACGTTTTCGCAAACAATGCGTATACAGCGCCATCGACGCTGTATTTAGCGCTTTTTACGAGCAATCCAGCTGACGATGCATCAGGAACTGAAGTATCGACATCTGGAACAGCGTATGCCAGACAATCTGTCACGTTTACGGTTTCAGGTAACACTGCCACAACAAATGCCGCAGTTGAGTATTCAACAGCGACTGCAAGTTTTGGAACTGTAACCCATGTTGCTGTTTATGATGCGTCTACGGCTGGAAACATGATTGCTTATGCGGCGTTAACGAGTTCAAAGACGATTGATACTGGCGACGTTTTTAGAGTGCCATCTGGCGATTTGTCGATTACTCTGGATTAATAGATGCCAATTGTTCGCGGCGGTTACGGCTACGGCCTATACAGTGATGGAGACTTTGGGACTGAAGGTGTAACGCACACCGGAAGTGCCAGCACGTCTGCATCATCGTCTGCCGCCGCAGATGGCTATAACACAAGACTTTCAGGGACAATATCTGGATCTTGTTTATCGTCAACGTCTGCGACGGGATACGGCACATTTGGATCTGAGGCGGTAACTGTTCAATCAGTCCTTACAACCGCATCTGCTGGTGAGGAATTCATCCTTAAAGAGTCAAACATGTTCTCATACGGCACTGCGACGTATGGTAATTATGTGTTTGACCAAGCAGACTTGCAAACAACGTCTGCCGCAACAGCATCGACATCGTCATCAGCATCAAAAGTACAATCTGCCGAAGCAACTATTTCTGCATCCACGTCAACGACATCTGCGGCAACGCGAGTTAGAGAGTCAGACGGAACATCATCTGCGTCAGCGACTGGAACTGCAACAGCGGTTTATATTGTTGTTGCAAGTGGATCGACGTCTGCATCGGCATCTGTTGATATCTCTTATATCAGGAAGAGAAACAGCGGATCATTATTTGTACTTGAATCATCAACCGCCGCTTTTGCGAGAGAGAAGTGGGAATATATACCTGTAACATCTGTTGATTGGATTAAACTAGCCGCCTAAAAGGAGTGAAAAATGGCTGATACAACCACGACCAATTATTCTTTGACGAAGCCAGAGGTCGGCGCGTCAGAGGATACTTGGGGAACTAAAATAAACACAAACCTTGATACGTTGGATACAACAATCAAGGCCGTCTCAGATGTTGCTGACGCGGCATTTGATACCGCTGGAAGTGGCCTGACATCATCAGGAACAACAGTATCTGTTGATATTAACGGAACTGGATCTGCAACAGCAGATGAACTCGATGAAGTTCTGATCTACGACACGTCTGGAACTGCGAACGCTAAGGCAACAATTCAATCTATCATTGATCTGGTGCCAGCGCCGCCATCGTTCCCATCAGGAACGTTAATGTTGTTCCAGCAGACTTCTGCTCCAACAGGATGGACGAAGCAAACTACGCACGACGATAAAGCGTTGCGTGTTGTTTCTGGAACGGCAAGTTCTGGCGGTTCTGTCGCATTTAGTACGGCGATGGCAACTCCGGCAATTGATGTTTCTGGATTGAGTGCTGGAGCGCACACGTTGACCACATCAGAGATGCCAAGCCACACTCACACAGTTGGTGGATCATCTAGTGATAGTGACTGTTGTCCAAGTAAATTTACTGGATACAGGACAGGAAGTGGAATTAGTACCGGATCAACAGGCGGTGGTGGTTCTCACGATCACACCATTTCAGGTTCTGGATCAGCGACAATCAATGTAAATTATGTTGATATCATTATCGCGAGCAAGGATGCATGAAGCTAGAGCCTAAAGATAACTGCCCCCTTAACAATTTTGAGCCATGCAAGCAATTAGATTGTGCATGGTTCATGAAGATAAGGGGGAAGAATCCGAACACCGGAGAAGATGTTGATGAGTATGGCTGTTCAATGGCATGGTTGCCTGTGCTAATGATCGAAAATTCGCAACAACAAAGAAGCACTGGTGCGGCGGTTGAAAGTTTTAGAAATGAAATGGTTAAGGCCAATGAGAAGAGTCAGCAAGTCTTATTGGCTAGTGTGCAACAAAACAATCCAGAAATGAGAATTTTAGAGGTGAAAAAATGAGACTTACAATAATTGCAGATGATCAGATGATCGGCAAAGATTCTGAGTTCTATCGAAATATTGATCTATCGCAACTTCCTTCGAATGTTCATGCGCTCCAATGGTACGACACATGGGGAGAGATTGAATATAAAACGGTCGTATCAAATGGCGTCAAGACGAGGCAAGCAAACACGATCATTGAATCGATTGATCCATACAATTGGGCATTAACTGCTTGGGAAAACGCGAAAACTGCTTATGAAGCTGAAGTGGCGGCTAAAGAAGCCGCTGACGCCGCTGAACAAGCCGCATTAGCCGCCGCTCTCGAAGAGGCCGCCGCCAATCCATAAATATGTCATTGGTTGCTGTTAAGGAAGTTAAGGATTTGCGGAGAAGGATTTGCGATAATTGCGAGAACAACAAAGTCGGTATTTGCTCAAAATGCGGATGCGTGATTAAGTTGAAAGTGGTTGTCGCAAATTCTAGTTGCCCATTGAGAAAGTGGTAAGGATATTGAGATGGCATTAATTCCATTGCAGATACCACCGGGAGTGGTAAGAGTCGGCACAGAATATGAGCAGTCGAACAGATGGAGAGATGCCAGTCTTGTTCGATGGCACAACGGCTCAATGCGGCCAGTTGGTGGCTGGTCTGTCAGAACGTCAACTGTAACTGCGGCCGCTCCAAGGGGGATGCACGTTTGGTCTGATAACACAGACGGATCAAACACAGTTCTTGGCGATTACAATTCGCTTATCTATGTTAATGCATCAGGCACAGCGACAGACATCACTCCAGCTGGAATACTAGATGGAGCAGAGGATGCTGAAGTCAATGTTGGATACGGCGGCACGTTTTACGGGACTGGATATTATGGCGTTGAGAGGCCAAACAACGGCGCGTTCCAAGAGGCCACAACTTGGTCACTCGATAATTGGGGCGAGTATCTGGTTGCATGTAATCCGGCCGACGGAAAGATATATGAGTGGCAACTTGATACAGCAGTCGCGGCCGCACAGGTTTCAAACGCGCCAACAAACAATTTAGGTCTAATTGTTACAGAGGAACGCTTTTTGTTTGCGTTAGGCGCTGGCGGGAATCCTAGAAAAGTCCAATGGTGCGACAAAGAAGACAACACTTTGTGGACTCCAGCGGCAACAAATGAAGCTGGCGACATTGAGTTGCAAACAAGCGGCCAGATCATGACCGCAGTACGAGTTCGAGGCCGCACGTTAATCATTACTGACAATGATGCACACATTGCCACATATTCAGGCCCACCATTTGTGTTTGGATTTGAGCGAGTTGGAACGGCTTGCGGGATTATTGCAAGAAAAGCTGTTGCGGCAGTGGATGAAGGCGCTTTTTGGATGGGGCCGAGAGGATTTTTCATGTTTGATGGCTCTGTCGCAAAGGAAATCCCGTGCGAAGTGTCAGACTATGTGTTCTCAAACATAAATAGAAATCAAATAAGCAAAACTTACGCCGTTCATAACAGTCAATTTGGCGAGATTTGGTGGTTTTATCCTAGCAATGACTCATTTGAAAACAATAAATACGTCGCATATGACTATTTAGAGAATCATTGGGAGATTGGCGAGATTGATCGCACATGTGGCGTTGATCGAGGCGTGTTTAATAACCCAATATGGGCAGATGCTAGCGGAAACACTTACAATCAAGAGATGAGTGCTAGTTTAGGTCATGGATCGTACACAGTTTTTGCTGAAACTGGCCCAATTAGTCTCGCGGCTGGCGACAAAGTGATGAAGGTCACGAGTTTGATCCCAGACGAGAAGAATCAAGGCAATGTGACGGTCACATTCAAGACTAGGTTCTATCCAAACGCATCTGAGTCATCATTTGGCCCATTCTC